TCTTCTTTTTCTGCAATTCGCGATCAACAGCAGAATGCCATTCAGGTAATGTCCACCCCACCTGAGGAAGCAACTCAGTAAAAGCTTTAGAAGTCATGTTAGCTCGAAGATCTGCATTCTCAACGTGCTCCAACGAATCAAATATCGCATACCACGCTAACGCTAATTCTTCGTAACTAATCTTCGGCGCACTTTTCGTACTCTTCGACGACATACAAATATGTATGCGAACTTAATAAAAAATTCTGAAGAGAACTATAAAGAAGAAAAATAAAAGTCGACTTTTCTGGACAAAACTTAAGAAGTATTATACAATCTTCACTATGTTAGTGTACGTCTCTCTATTCATGTCGATCAATGCAATAGCGTTATCAATTTATTCATTAAATCTATTGAACAAATTAAAAAGAATCCCAGGACCACAAGGAATCCCAGGAATAAAAGGTGAACAAGGACCTCAAGGAATTCCTGGGGTGCAGGGGATACAAGGACCTCAAGGACTTAAGGGAGAAATTGGGCCGAAAGGAGAAATAGGACCACAAGGCCCACAAGGATATGAAGGACCAAAGGGTAACAAAGGGAATAAAGGAGATAAAGGCGATCCTGGAACAAAAGGAGAAATAGGACCGCAAGGCCAACCAGGACCGGTTGGTATAAAAGGAGATCCTGGAACAAAAGGAGAAATAGGACCGCAAGGTCCCCAGGGTATCCCTGGGCTACAAGGTCCTCCAGGACTTAAAGGAGACAGCGGGGGACCTGCAGATCGAGAACTAATAGCTAAATGGGCAAATAAATCTCTTAAATTACCTCAAGAATAACTTTCATAAATTTCTCTTATGGTCTTCATCACTTCTTGAAGTTCTTTCGCTTCTTCATTACGATTTTGGATCCTCAAAAGATATATGATGTCTTGAAGTTGAGATAATACGTTCTCGTAATTTTCTATCATGTCCATTGTTCTTTTTACCGTTGAGCAATACGATTCAAATTATTTCTATGTACAAAACCTATGATGCCGTTTTGCGTTGCAACCTGAGTCCATCCACTGTCATTTTCGCATGAAATGACGATGACAAAACCTCGACCATTGATTGAATCAACTGCATTATTGAGATCTTCGTCCCACACGGTCGTTCCAAAGTAATGCTCTTTTGTCATGAGCAATTCGCCCTTTTTGAATCTCACATACGACCCTTATGGTTCGTGGCCGCGGACTGCGTCACCGTTTTGAACTTGACGTTCGGGGTCCGCTTCTGATACCCCAGCTGACAACTTTTTCCAACCATCATTCCACTATTGACCCAAAATGCCTGGCGATACTCCTCACGGTCCTCATGCGAATCAAACTTGAGGATGGTAACACCAGCCTGCTTCCCGTCGCCGGCGGACAGACCCAGATACCTGACAGCGGGTTCCTCAGAACAGTCAGGGCACGTGTTGATCCGTCCGCCGGCGAGCCGCTTCGCTAGCGAATTTGAGTCGAAAGAACCACCACAAGAAACACAGTCTCGCATGTTGATCTCCTTAATTCGATGTTGAATTTGTGGGTCGCCTGTGAGTCGAACACAGTTCAGAAGGTTAAAAGCCTACTGCATCACCACTAATGCTTGCAACCCATTGATATTGTTAATATATCATACTAAGTTAAGACTTTACACGCTCTAGAGCTTTTTTATTTCATCCAAACACTTTCTATAGAACTTGCGTCCGATATCCTTTTCGGTAATCCAGAGATGTTCATGTTTGGATAAAAGTTTCTTTTTTGCTTCTTGCGTAGAAATATAAGTTTTCCATTTATCAGAAAGCTTATCACCAACGTAAGGAGAAGTGTATTTTACTTCAACGATAATCTTCCCGTCAATAATGAAATCAGGTTGGTACTTAATACCTTCCCCCTCAAGATAACCCTTGAATCTTTCAATTTTCGAATTTGGATGTTGTTCGAGGTACCATTTCAAAAAGGCATACTCTAAAGCAGAGTCGCATCGAATTCCTTCATACGACGTTTTTATGCCGTATCCGATGTTTCCCTTTTCGATTTCTTTTAATCTAGAAACTCTCCATTTTTCTAGAACAGTTGGATCGGAATGCTGATGATTGATAGCACATTGATGTGAGCAAAACTTTTTATGCTTCTTTTTTGTAGAAAATTTCTTTTCACATTGTTTACAGGTTTTTTCGTATGGGTCAAGTGTTAACGTCTTACTAACTTTTTCGTTAATCTCTTTTCTTTTAGACTTTGTAGAAAAACCTCTCGAACATCCCTTAGAACAAAATCTTCCAGAACCATAAGAGCCATCATTGTCAGAACCGCAGTATTCGCATTGTTTCATGTAAATAACTATTGGGCTCCGACAAATCGAACCTACAAACAATCGGTTATTTTCTAAAACTTTTTTTCATCGTGCAATATATTGATATTATGCCAAGAAATAAAAAAACAGCATCTCTAAAAGCCGGGATAACCTTTCTTAGTTTCTTATCCCAACTTGCTTCAATTCAAGAAGATAAAGGGAAAAAGAAAGAAATCGATAACACAAACAGGTTATTAAAAGCCTTAAGATATCTTCTAGGAATTGAAAGATAAACTGTCAATCCTCTGATGCTCGTCTTGATGCATGGATAAAAGAAATTACCATTGCGCAGATGATATGCCATCCTAAAGAGGATCGACTAAAACTAGCCCATGGCCAATTAAAAGCCGCACCCAAAATCCAAAAACCTATTCCAAAAAATAATCCTGCAAGAGGTGCAGTGCATCCATAAACTAATACCTTAGGATAAAACACTATCATGCAGACAACAAAAATAATCCACAAAATAGGCATATTGTTTTCCTAACAATATTTCAAAACTTTTTTTCAATTACCGTAAGAGTGTCTGGATCAACAAAATCGAAGACTTTAGGATCACCCACCTTACAAATACGAGCCTGAATGACGTCGAGCTCATAGTTCTTGGCAATCTTCGTGATCATCCACGATCCTTCAAATCCATCGCGGGTGACAAAATCTCCTGTGATTACTCGCTTCTTCTTCTTTTCCATGTTCCCCAATATACCACCTTGTCTATCTACTTTACACAACTTTGTGGGCCATCCCCGTCCTGCCCGGGGGACCTCCACTTTATCAGAGTGGCTATCTAACTAACTGATATAATGGCCCTAAACTTTTTTGAACTTTCAAATTTGAACCTGCAAAGTATATATATTATCTATGTTTCAAAATATCGATGATTATATCAAACTTCCACGTGAAAAACGTAGAGAACATTTAGATCTTAATGAAGAGTGCATTATGATTGGGGGTAGCACCTCTGTTCAATATAAAGGTTTACTAGCTCATTTTTTAAAAACAACAATTCCTCATGGATTCAAAAACAAGGTTTATCTATGCCATGCATGTAATAAACACGGATGTAGCAATCCCAAACATCTCTATTGGGGTACACCACGAGATAACCACATTGATCAAGTAGAATCAGGAACTTGGATGAATCTAAACACTCGTACTCGAGCAAAATACGGAGATGAAAAGTTTAATGAACTACGATCCAAATCAAGTTCTTCGGGAGGTAAGCGTGGAGGAGGTCAAAATAAATTGTCTGTAGAACAATTAAAAGAGTGGGAAAATGCTATCTCTTCAATCGATGTCGAAGTTTTTGGTTGGGTACAGACATTAGCAAAAAAAATGAATCGTAGCCACACTCAAGTAAGAAGAATCGTAAAGAAATATTTTCCTCAGATTCAAACTTTTCAGCGGGCTCAGCGAGAGTCGAACTCGCCATTGTACAGTGACAGTGTACTGTTATAACCGATTAACTATGAGCCCTAAGATTTCAGTGGTGGAGAATCCCGGCTACGCTCCGGGCACTGCTGCGTGCAAGGCAACTGTTTTTCCTGAATAAACTAATTCCCCGACGAACTACACGCCCTAACTCTAATAACTATTAGTCACTTTGCGTTTTTGTGGAACGGGACAGATTCGAACTGCCGTAGACATACGCCAACGCGTTTACAGCGCGTCCCCTTTAGCCACTCGGGCACCGTTCCGTGGAGCCGCCCGTGGGAGTCAAACCCACCTGATCCTCATTACAAGTGAGGTGCATGATCGCTATGCTAGAGCGGCGTAATCTATGTTGTCAAGGTGGTAAAATTGCTTGTCCGTCAGAGGGAGGAATTTGTTTCCATTCCTCACAATTTTCAATGTAAAGATATCTTTCTTGAACTTTTTGTATACATTGTGCAGAAGGATGTTTGATTTTTTTTTGCTTTTTAGTTGGAAAGCAAGCGCACGTTAGAGCGAGTGCATATAATAATAAAGCTTTTTTTAACATTGCTCCCCGAATAACACGTTAAACTCATCCTCGTACATTTTAGAGACTCGGCCCATAAAATCTACTGATTCGATCGTGTCCATTACAATTGATTCATCTCCAATGAACATCTTGATTCGACCGCGGCTGGATACATACACACGCAAATTATCCTTGGAGTATGAAAACTTCCAAGTCTCGGCACGATCAAGAAGAGATATGACGTTATTCATGGTTCTTAATATAAAACAATCAAGTTAAAGTTTACACTTGGTGACCCTACCGGGTATCGATCCCGGTTCTTCGCCTTGAAAGGGCGACGACTTAGCCAGTGGTCGATAGGGCCATGGTAGAGGTGGCAGGAGTCGAACCTACATCGGACAGATTCAAAGTCTGGCGCGTTGCCATTACGCTACACCTCAGAGGAAGCGGTGGGATTCGAACCCACGGTACCTTTTACAGTACAACCGCGTTCCAGGCGGTTTCAATCGGCCACTCTGACACACTTCCAAAGCTATAGTTTCAAATTTTCAATTTCTTCAATAGATTCTAATATCAATAAACTTATATGTTTATGTCTTTTTTTTACAGAAGACATTTTAAATTTAGTCTCTACAGTCCAGTATCCTTTAACTTCTATGTAAAGACTTTGATTTGGAAGGTAGAAATCTGGAAAGTAATTCCTCAACTCACCGTTCTGATCAACGTAATCAAACTTATGCTTTCCAGTATCTCTTTCCCAAAGAACGCCTAGTGCATCTAGCTTTTTTGCTAGAGCCAATTCCCATGTAGAATCTAACCATATACCCTTGTAGTGACATCCGTGACCCCTGCCACCACGTTCTCTATATCCACCAGTTTTACCTTTAGTAGACGCTGAAAGTTTTTTTGATAAAGTCTCTTTGAATTCAGGACACCTGGGGGTACAAATAATCTTTGTTGGATTTCCGTTAATCGACTTTGTAGTCCTGTTACAATACTTGCATTGTTTGTCTTGTCTTTTTTCAACGAATCGTTGTAGGTTTTTTTCTATTCGTAAAAGATTTTCGTGCTTTTTTGTCTGACAAAATTTACTTTTTATAGTATTCGAAGTTTTTAACTTCTGCTCACCACTAACAACATGACCGTTTGCGCAACTTCTGCTGCAGAAACGATTGAAGTAAGACTTAAAGTCTTTGTTACACTTTTCGCAAGATTTATAACTTGCTTTTTCTTTTTCAAGGCAAAGAACAACATGCTTTTCAATTTGCTTCTCGCCAAATTGTTTATGGCATATGTCACATTCGATTAATTTCCTAGTATGAGATCTAATATGTGATCCCAACAATGGGCCTGATTCAAACTCTTTTTTGCAATACTTGCAAACGTGGTTATCCATGTCTATAACTATGGAGCATAAAAAGAATTTGAACCAAGTTTAGTAAGATTGATTGTTGGAGCGGGTTATCGGCTCTGCCCCGATGACCTGCGATTTGGAAAAACGCTGCTCTACTCACTGAGCTAAACCCGCAAGATTAAGTTATCAACTTATCGATTATATTGTTAAAGACATGAAATGTATTCGTCAACGTTGAAAATTTTAAAAACATTAAATCTTACATGAATCATCGCAACGACCGGTCCACTTCAACCTCGATGTCGATGTACATGTCATCGGTAAGGTCGCCAACCATCGCCTCACGGATCAACTTCCTCAACTCGCTCAACCGAATCTTCATAACAGATAACTATATCTCTAGGGCGGAGACAATTTCTAAAAACGCTCATTAAGTCGATACTTTGCAAACTGGTATCGGCAACATCTTATGCAAATTTGCATTATGATGCTTCGTGTACGTTTCAACCCACTTCTTCTGTTCATCCGTCATTTCATCGACCTTATCAAGGTTCTCCATCACCCATTCCAATTGTTCATACGTCGCACCAATCTGCTGTTCATCCGTTCGATCATCATCCCATAATCCATCCGTCGGCGGAGCATCAATAATCTCTTGCAAAACGCCAAGCTTCTTCGCCATCTCCCAAACTTCACTCTTATATAAATCTGCAATCGGTGAAATGTCCACACCCCCATCACCATATTTCGTAAAGAAACCTACACCAAAATCTTCAACCTTATTCCCAGTTCCCACAACAAGACCATTATGATTGGACGCTATCTGATACAACGTCACCATCCTCAATCTAGATTTCGTGTTTGCCAATGACAATCCGGATTTTTCTTCGCTAGAGAAAAGATCAATAAAAACATCATACACATCAGATAAATCTATCACACGATGTTCAACATTCGAATACTTCTTAACAAGCCATGCACCCTGTGCCATCGATAAGTCATGCAACTTCTCAGCCTGATGCAACGGCAAGCTAACCACAATCGTCTTCATGGAAGTCTCTGCACACAACGTCGATACCAACGCTGAATCAATCCCACCCGAAATCCCAACAACCAACGCATCCTTTCGACTCCGCGCGGCATAATCAACAATCCACTCAACAATCTTCTTGTCCTCTTTCATCATCAATTCCCTCTCACACTTACTATACACCCATATCCCCGGCGCGGACAATCTCTAAAAACACTCAACCCAACACCCCAACTCACGCCTAACCACAACACCCATACCAACTACGACTCCCCCTACTAGACAAACCCCCACCTATCCTACACCAACTCAATCTAATACTACCCAACCTACTACAATGTAACTTATCCCCTATACCACACACTACACCCCAGCCCTACACATCCAACTCTATCCATATCACACCCACATCTCTACTACACCACCTACACCACTCTACAAATATACTCGCTTACCACTTCATACCACTCCCTACCACCTCCAAAAAACCACCCCTCACAGGCTCCAATAGACGGTGGTCGACACGCTCTAGAGGGCACTTTGCCACCCCATCACTCGTGACAAGTGGACACGCCCATCATGCTATCAGGCAACGCTACACAACAACGGAAAATAAAAAAGCCTTCTGCGAGAGGGCTAGAAGGCTGTGGGTCTAGAGTGTACTTAGCTCTATAAGAAACATATATATTCGCTGCCGAACAGAAAGTGCCGCAGAAAATGCAGATTCGCCGCACTTTTTTTATTCAGGTTTGTGGTAGGTGGGTGGAACGTGTTGGAGTCACGTGTAGTTTGATCTCCGCTAGCACGAAAAGCAGACCGAAAGTGGTTCCTTGAAGCGTGGGAGGGTTGTGGTGTGATGAGAAGGGTGGAGGAGTGAGCTGGTTGAGCAGGAGAGGGGGTGGGGTGTGTGTCTGTGGGTGTCCACTAGCACGAAAAGCAGACCGAAAGTGGTCTGGGGAGTGATGGTAATGTTGTCTACGCGCGGGGGCGAGGGTAGAAAATGGGCGGAGAATCCGGCCGGGATGTTTGCTCGTTGGTGACCCAAGAATGGGTGAGGTGTGATGGCTCGGTGTCCGCCCAAAGTAATTATGGATTCATTTGCGATTAGATGCTGCGAAATGTCAGGGTCAGCGCCATGCGCCGGTCGTGTGTGGGTTTGGGTCGAGTGAGATGGTTATCTCGTCGGTGGGGAAGTGAAGCTTGCATCCTTGACCGAGGACCCAGCCACGTTTGATTCGGGAAGGTGAGGGTTTGTTGCATTCCCCGTCGGTGAGGATGAGCATGCCGTCCCATTTACCTCGGTTCTTGGGGTCGTTGGCAAACTTGGTGGGTGCCTCGAAGTCGGTGCCGCCGCCGCGGACTCGTTTGATGTCTGGGTTGGTGCCCTTTTTCCACTCGAACATTTCCTTGTCTGCGACCGTGTAGTCGAAGGGGAGGATGGTGACCGACGTTCGTTTCGTGAGGATGGATAGTTCGCCGAAGAAAGCGGACAGCATCTCGTTGGAGACTGAGCCTGATTGATCGATGGCGACGAGAAGTTTTGCGGTGTAGCCGCGTTTGGTGCCCGGGTGGATGTATGGGTAGCGCTTGTTGATGCGCTTCATGGTGGTGGTCTTGTTGCCACGTTCCAGGCTTCCGACGAAGTTGCGGAGGATGGCGCGCCAGTCGACGATGTTGGCGACGGACTTGCGGATGTCTTCTCGGAGTTGGGATGGGATGTTGCCCCAGCCGTTGGCTTGTGAATCTGCTTTGCGAACGGCCTTTTCGACGATGCTGGAGACTCGTCCCTTCACCGCCTCACGAAGTTCTTCTGGGATTCGATCCCAGCCTGAGTGGTCGTCCATTGAGTCCAGCCAGTCTTCTCCGCATGTGCATTTGGGACCATTTTCAGCATGGTCATGACCGCCGCCATGCTTGTGATCGCCAGAGGCATCAGATTTATTCTTGGAATTATCTGCATTGTTGTCACCGGCAGAATTATCCTGATTATTCTTGGGCTTGCCCTTGCCTCCCTGAGAGGATCCTTTGCCGTGGACCGGGCAGTTGTCCTGCATTTGTTGGCGGACTTCATCTGCCTTTTGTTTCAGTTTGGTGAAGTACCATTCAGAAGATTGGGCGTGGGGGAATGACTCGATGAGGGAGCCGAGGGGCATGGCGTCCTTCTCTTCTTTGGTGAATTCACGACCGTCCGGCGGGAGGGGAAAGACTCCTGGAATGAGGCCACCTCTGGGTAGTGCATTTTGTTTGGCGTTCTCGCCCGTGGTGATGATGGAGTTGATCGCAAGGTCGGTTGCAATGTTCCACATTTTGGGAGGAGACTTGCGCCGATGGGTCAGGTGGCAGAAGACAAGATGATAGAACTCATGGAGAAGAACGCCACGAACTTCTGCATCGGTCAACGATTTGAAGAAATCTGGATTCCAGTACAACGTGATGTCGTCATATTCAGGATCGAATGCGACACCGGCCGTTGGGAGGTCCGCAGTGGGAGTCTTGCGGATGTATCGAGACATTTCCGCGAAGAAGGGTGCGTCCTGGAGGAATGAGATCAGGTGGCGATCGATGTTGTAGTCGGTGTCGCTGTGGCTGAACATGTTACTATCCTAACGCAATTTAGTTGAACATTACACGGTTATAGTGCAACGAGTTGCAAAAATGCAGGCTTGTTCACTTGTCTGTGTCTGGTTTGATCAGGTAGATTGCTGAAGAAATTGCATCCCTGAGGATTCGAGCATATGCCCAGCCTGTCAAGACGATGATGATTCCTGTGATGCCAAATTCCTTGTCGGAGGTTGACCACACGCTGGTCAAGGATAGTATGGCAGCGAAGGCAATATTCGAGTAGTGATTGGCGTTTTTCATCCTAGGTCCGCTGGTGAGATGGTGTCCATTCGCATCGCCTTGTCTTCGACAAGTTCTGCAAGTCTATTTGCTTCTTCGATCTCATTGAAAGCATGTTCTGTTTTCATGTCGATGTAGAGTTTTGTTTCAACTGCGGTTGCATATCGCCTCAGGAATCGGGCGATGTGGATCAGGTCTTCGTATGTCATCGCTTTTTCTTCTCCAGCTTTGCTCGCTTTTCTGCCATGATGACTTCGCGGGATCGGTTCTTCGTTCCGGGTGGACGACCTCGTCGTTTTGCGACTGGTTTGCCGTCTGGCCCGAGGAGAACGGGTTTTGGTTCTTCAGGGATTCCAGTTGGGTTCTTCTTCGGCCGGCCGCGTTTCTTATGACCGATGCAGAGTCCTTTGGACGTGGGAAGTTTGAATCGGTATCCCACCTTGATGCCTTGTACGAAGTTGCTGGTTGCCGATCGGTGGAGGTCATCATCCCAAAGAGCGAGATTGCCAGTTGCTGCGTCGATAGATTCGATCGTATAGGTCTTGGTGTCGAGCCACGGCTTGTGAGAGAGGACCGTCGCGACGCGTTCAATGATGATCTTGTCTCCTGGTTCTGCAAGAAGGGTTGGTAGACCCATCTCATCGGTTTCGACTGCATCTGGGAGGTGATCGATCATGGGCTTGTTGGCTGCCTTGGCAGCTTCTTTTGCAGCAGCACGAGAGATCTCGTCCATCTCGTCGTTGACGATCGGGCCGTTGTCATCGTTGATCATGAATCAATCCTAACATAATATGGAGAAACATTGCACTGCTTTTTTTCTTTTTTTCGGTGCAAAGTTTCCTGTTGACATGGTATATTGTGATCATGGACTTGCTTTCAAAGGTTAAGTTTCGAACATTGACGCAGGACGAGTTTGATGCTCGGTATCCTGCCGTTCCAGAGCCAGAAGCTCGTGGACCTCGATTCACAGGTGAAGTTCAGGTTTCTGGGGTTGGGTGGGTCCCTGCGTCGGTTTTCAAGGGATTGCCTGACATGTACTTTCACAACGATGAGTGGGTTCGTTTTCAGCCGAAGACAGAATTCACGAAGATCCTGTGACATGGATAGAGACGATCTGGTTCGGAAGATTAACAAGGTCGACGATTACATAGGCGAGCACGTTATACCGATTGCTTGTGGGGCGGCCGGAACTTTCTTAAGCTTTTGCATCCTGTTTTATTCGAACAACGTAAAAGTCTACAACGAAAAAAAAATTCAACTCAGCAGTGTAAAGTTCGAGGAAGACAAGTTAAAGTTATCTTATCAACGCGATCTTGATCGCAACCCAACGGAAAAGGAAAAGGAAAAAAACTATGGATACGACGAACATTCAGGCACTCGACACGAAGCTCTCGGCCATCGACAAGGCTCTTGCGGCAGCCAAGGCACGCAAGGCAATGAAGGAAGGTACTTCGACGGACACGGTCGAGATTGCGACTTCAGTTCCACGCCAGAAGCAGACGAGTGAGCAGAAGGCTGCCAAGCTCGCGGAACGTGCCCAGCGTCAGGCGCAGCTGAAGGCAGATCGTGAGGCACGTCGAGCGGCTAAGGCTTCTCAGCCCAAGGGTCCTGCCCACATGAAGAAGATCGATCGTGCTGCAAGCAAGCTCCCATCGCTGAATGGTCAAGCGCAGCTTCTGTTCAATGAGGCAACCACGAACTTCTCAGCTGAGCAGCTCACAGCCCTTGCGTTGCACCTTCAGCACTTCAATCGTGTCAAGGCGACTGAACGTGCGCTCGGTCAGAAGATCGAAGCTGGTCAGGCTGTTCGGATCATTGGTGGTGATCCTCGGTTTGTTGGCATGACTGGTACTGTCACCAAGGCGCAGCGGATTCGTTGCTACGTGTCAGTTCCTGGTTTCAAGCGAGATGCTTATTGCTTTACCTCAGATGTTGAGGTTTGCGAGGTAGCGCAGGCATCGACCGGTACTCACGGCTGATATAGCCACTTTCCGGTGGGTGAGATGACTTCAATCTCACCGGACCAGTGTAAAGTTCTTTCAAGAAAGGGTATTATAGAACCATGAAGAAGCAAGTCATTCAGTTGGCGCAAGCTCTTTATCCGAATTCACTCGTCGAGGTGACCGGTGGCCGGAAACGGCACAACGGTGGTAAGAAGCCCTACTTCATCGTCCAGGTCAACGTGGACGGATTATGCCTCACGTCAGCCGCCGAGAAGGACGCAAAGACCGCGTACAAGACCGCTGGAATCAAGCTATCGAAAGGAGTCGTGACGTGACAAAAGATCGGACCATCTCTGCATACAATCGAATCAATGGTATGCTTACTATCACTGAAGAACTCGTTAATCTTTACAAGCCAGAGTCAAAAGTGTTATCCGAGTTGATGCTAGCATATACGGCGCTTAAGATGGCCCAGAACGAACTGGGTTGGGATCCTGATCCTAAGCATGAGTCATGAACCATCTGGAAGCCCTCCAACTCCATCTGAAGCATCCTCAGCGAAGAGGGGTAGGGGGACCGGTCCCACCTGTTGTCTGCGCCGATGGTTTTGCCATGTCTGTCCAGGCCAATGAGTTCGTTTATTGCGAACCCAAGAACAACATGGGTCCATGGCGGTCAGTAGAGATCGGGTTCCCCAGTAGGGTTGAGCCCCTCCTTTTGAATTATGCAGAATCGCCAGGGAACTGGACAGACACCGTATATCCGTATGTCCCCGTCGAACTGGTTGCTGCAGTCATTGAAGTTCACGGTGGAATGAAAGATTCATAAAAAGATTTCAATAGTGCAAAGTGTTTGATTAACAGGATAGGATAAGACCATGACCACGATGCAAGTACGAACGTTTCTGAAGGTTGCTCCACTTCTTCCTCGTGCCACGTCGGTTCTCCTCCGCGGAAACCATGGCATCGGCAAGAGTCAAGTTGTTCGGCAGGTTGCCAGCATCATCGCATCAAATGAGGAAATGAAGAACTTTGAAGTCATCGACCGGCGGCTGTCTCAGATGTCCGAAGGTGACATGATTGGTCTTCCCTCTACGGATGGTGAGGTGACTCGTTTCAATCCTCCTTCATGGTACAAGGAGGCATGCGTTAAGCCGGTATGTCTCTTCCTCGATGAGCTGAATCGTGCGACCCCTGAGGTCATGCAGGCTGCATTCCAGATTGTTCTGGATCGTGAGCTCAATGGGTGGCAACTTCATCCTCAGACTCGCGTTTTTGCGGCCATCAACACTGGTGGATCGTATACCGTCAATGAGATGGACCCTGCACTTCTTGATCGATTTTGGGCTATCGACCTGACGCCGGACGTAGAGGATTGGATTGCATGGGCCAAGGATTCCGGTAAGGTCCATGAGAATGTGATTACGTTCATCGCGGGAAACGATAAGTGGATCGATCCTCCTAAGGGTGGAGATCCAGGCGCTGTGTCCCCTAGTCGTCGTAGCTGGGAACGCCTCAGCAATGCACTTGTCCAGACCGGTATCGCCGAGCAGCCAGACAATCCACTCTTCTACCCGCTCTGCTTGGGGTATGTCGGTACTGAGGCAACGATCGCATTCCATGACTATGTTAAGACGATCGAGGCACAGGTTACTGGCGAGGAGATCCTTAACCAGTATCCTCAAGTCAAGAAGAAGATTGAGCGTCTTGGTCAAGAGAAGCTCAACATCGCCATCGATAAGCTTGCAGATTACATCCTGAAGAACGTCACGACCGTGAATGACACCCAAGGTCAGAACCTGAAGGACTTTATGGAATATCTTCCTGCAGAGCTTCGAGTCGCTGCATGGTCAAAGTTCACGGCATCAGGAGTTGAGAAGCTCGAACTTACGAAGAGCATTCACAAGTGGTGCGTCGGTGCAATCCTGGAAGCCTTGAGTGTGCCAAAGGCAGACATCGACAAGGCCGTACAGCCTGTCAAGGCTTCTTCAAAGAAGGGCAAGTCGAAGTGAGGTAGTCATGGCCGAGTTCGACCCTCGTAAGCGGGAAGATAAAGCTTGGTCTAAGTATGCTCGGGTGGCGAAGAAGTTGTCACCCGAGCGTAAGTCAATTCAAGCAAAAAAGTTATCTGATGAAATAGCAGCTGTCAATGGTATAAAGCTATTGATCGATTGGTGCGAATCAAAAAAGATTAACGTTGAATTTACGAACAGGAAGTGTGGAGGAGGCTACGTCGGCGCAGAGAAGACGATTTACGTTAACTCAACACAAACTGCTGAAAAGCAATTGTTCGTTCTTATCCACGAATGCGGTCATTTGTTGATCGACAACAACGCAGAAACGACAGAGCTTCGCTTCAGGCATGGGTATCTAACCCCAGATCCTAATATGCGAAGAAAGTTTATCCATCGATGCACTGTCGTAGAAGAAGAATTTGAAGCGTGGCACAGAGGTAGAAAGTTAGCCTCGAAGCTTGGAATTGAAATAAATGACGAACGTTTTTCTGCCACCAAGGCATACATGTTAAAGTCTTACATGAAGTGGGCAATTGGTGATCCCAACTTCCAGGAGGATGGCCCAGGATAATTCAAAAATGATCACATAAATTTATGCATTTGAATTTAAAAGAATTCGTGTGATGCATAAATATGATCATGAGCCGCAAGCGCAAGTGGAAGAGCTTGAAGCATAAGGTCGAGCACTTAAGGTTGGAGATTGAGGACCGTAATGAAACCATTCAAGAGCTTGAATCTGGATTCTTGCAAGCATTGTCAGAATTGACCGACGGATCTCCCGTACCTGATCCCGAGATTCCAGAACCTGTCCCGACCGTGTCTGTTGTGGGCGCAGATGGTATTCCTTCTGAAGAACCTGCGGCTGTGGATAGTGCGCCGAAGGGTGAACCATTACCTGAAGACATCAAGAAGCTCTGGAAGACAATTGCCAGCATGACTCATCCTGATCGTACAAAGAACGATCCTCATAAGACAAAACTGTACCTTGAAGCCAGCAAAGCAGTTGAAGATGGTGCAGTGGATGAGATCCTTCGAATTGCAGTTGAGCTGAACATCGATATTCCTGAAGCTTCAGAGGGTGCAGTATTGAAACTTGAATCGATTGCAAAGGATCTTCAAAAGCAGCTTGTTGAAACTGAAAATTCTGTTTTATGGCAATGGGGCAATGCGACTGAAGAAGTGAAGAAGAAGATCCTAGATGCTTACATAAAGATGAGGAAACTAAAAAGAAAAGAATCTCCTCAGTCAGTGTAAAGTTACAAGAAAACTTGTTAGATTATATCTATCGGCGATGGCACTTAAGAAGAAAGTCACGTGGAGTTCGGGCCAAGGTCCTGCCCGACGTAACATCGCCAAGATGCCAGCATACTTCCCCACCCCAGAGATTGTCGACCAAGAACTTAAGGATGCATGGTCCCAGATTGTCGTTGGACAAATTTGTCTTGTAACCGACGAAATGAATGCCTTCCCATCGAGCGACGGTTTGTATCCGTACCCAATCATGAGGCAAGGTGGACGGTATGGAGATGCATCGGTTAATATCGGACAACCAGTTGTTTATATTGGACAAACGAACGTAAATTGTCTAGGAACAAAAGGCAGAATCATCTCAAAACTGTACGCAACAATCTTTTACAACGGATCAAAGTATCTGGTCTCAGATCCAAATTGTCTCAAACCTATCGGAATGGATTGAACATGGAAACGAACGAACAAAAGAACGTTGAAAAGCTTGTTCTTCTCACCACGCAGCGAGTCTTTGATGACTCAATCGGCACGAAGGTTCTTCAAGTCGAACTGTCAGGTGCATGGGTCGAAGTTGACGAGGATATCTTCATTTCGTGGACGGGACTTCGTCGAATCAACGGAGAAGATCACCACGGACCGGTTTATAACTTCAATTCTGGATCTGAAACCCCTTATGCCGGTTCTCGTACGTGCAAGTGTGGTGTTTGTCAAGAACATGTTGAGCCCAGTCTAAAAGCGAATTGAGACGGTGTAAAATCAGCTAGCCTTGTGGTAGTATAACAATATGACAAACACCAACCGAACACTAGGTAAGCTTTACACGGCATACATCGTTCGCGATGCAAACAGCCGCCGATTCCTCAACACTCGCACCTATTCAGGTCGCCAGCGTGGAATCTGGGACACAATTGATAATTCAGAGGTCTTCTATACTCGTGAGCAGGCACAGAGCTGCGCAAGCAACATCAATGCCCGCCGTCCAGATGGAACCTCATCGTACTTCGCACAGGTACGTGAGATCAAGCTACGCGGTCGTGGACGCCTGGTAAAGTGAACTTGGAGCCCCGCCGGAGAGGCTGATATCTCCGGCACCAATGCCCCGATGGCGAAATCGGTATCCGCAGAAAATTTAAAATTTTCCGTCGAAAGACATGCCAGTTCGAGTCTGGCTCGGGGCACTAATTGTTCTTTGAAAAGGTAAACACTGCATGCCGCTCTGGCGGAACTGGCATACGCATCGGTTTCAAACTCCGACGTCCTAGGACTTGTGGGTTCGACTCCCACGGGCGGCACAATGCACCAATAGCTCAGCCGGATAGAGCAGCGCAGTATATATATGAGTATGACATTACTCAAATGTAGATATTGCTCGGTTGAATTTGAAAACAAAGCTAAATTATCTGGACATGTTACTTGGTGTATTCTTAATCCAAAAAGAAAAAAGAACTTAGAAACGTTAAGTAATTCTAGATCAAAGATCAAAAATAATCTCTTTGACGAGATTACAAAATCGTGCAAGTGGTGCGGAAAAGAATTGACCTTAGTAAGATCTGCTTTTATTAATCATGTTCGTTGGTGTGATTTAAATCCAAATCTTGAAAAGTACAAAGAGACTCTTAAGCAAAGTTCCTCTTTAAACAAAGAATCAATTGAAAAAATGCGTTCTTCTTTAAAAGAAGCGCATAAACGAGGAGCATATAAAGATGCTCATGAAAAGTTGAGAGGAAAGCCCGGGCGTAAACATTCGGAAGAAGAAAAAGAGAATCTTTCGAAAAAAAGAAAAGAATGGCTTACGAAGAATCCTGATAGGCATCCTTGGAAAAGAAACGAAAAGTTCGTTAGCATTCCTTGCGAAAAGCTAAAGAATGATTTGAAAAATGAAGGGGTTCTCTTTGAGGAAGAATTTACACCGCTACCAGATCGCTACTTTTCACTAGACATAGCTTTTCCAGAAAAAAAGTTAGGAATTGAAGTTAACGGAGAACAGCACTACAATCGCGATGGAACATTACGAAAGTACTATCAAGAACGTCATGACTTAATCGAATCCGCAGGATGGAAATTGCTTGAACTTCATTATAAAGATTGTTATAATGAAGATGTAGTCGATAAAATAAAGAAACTTTTATAAGTTTTGCCTCGAGGGCCGGATGCCCAGCAGAGTCTTCTAAATTCAGCGTGCTATGTTCAACTCATAGTCGAGGCGCAAAGCAAATAATTCTAATAGTTCTTTGAAGGAGAATACGAAATGGGAAAGGTAAAGGGAGCACAACACACGACGTGGGGTCATCATGACACGATGATCGTTAACCTGCGCGATTGGGTTCGTCGTGAGATCAATGTGTTACGCTCAGATCTTACGAAAGAGGTGCCGTCATTGTCCGACAATCCTGACGTCATGAGAACCCTCCAGTCAGCAGAGGATCTGAATGTTCAAGTGTTCGATTTGATTCGTAGCGTGGTCGATCTCGCAGAGAAGTCTTCGAAGGCAAAGCCTCAAAAGGCAATTGCCGATGAACCTGATTACCCTGCGCACGATGACATGGATTGATGCATTCTTTGAATGCTAAAAACAATAGAAGGTTGAACAAGGGAGAAATGCAAATGATTATTAAACGAATTAAGCAAGTTATTAGTGATAATGTTGAGAACTTTAAGAGTTACTGGTACGTGCTTCTATCATTCGTAGCCTTGGGGTCTATGTCTCGTAATTCAGATATGCTTCATGTCATCCTCGTTGCAATTCCAGCGTGGATGGCTGTTGCTGCAACGCTACGTTTGAATCATGATGTCTCGCTTCGAGCGGCACGAAAGTCAAGTCAATGATGTACAACGGGGTCTTCATGGTATATGATTGACCCCACATTGATGGGTAGCCAAACGGTAAGGCTTCGCACTGTTAATGCGACGATGTGTAGGTTCGAATCCTACCCCATCAGCCAAATTATTAATGCAATGAGTTGCAATTTGTGCGTGCACGGGAAGCTAAGCATTCATTAGATCTTCATGGTGTTTCTCATGAAGAAGCCGGTGACATCGTGCATCAGTTTGTCAATGCCCATTGGCACGCGAATGTAGAACTACACATCATCACTGGCCATTCTGCACGTATGAAGTCGATCGTCCGGTCCGTGTTGAAGTGCTATGATCTCGAGGTGTTTGAAGGCGATCCGCGGAATTCAGGTTACATCAGGGTCCAGACATGGCAGGAATGACCCAGGAGAGGCTTTCAAGAATGGGATAAGGTTACCATGGGGTTGGTTTTAAAAGCCTCTCCAGGGCATCCTCGAGTGAATGAACTTTTTGCGGTGACGAGTGCAAACTTCCTCTTTGAAGTGATAGGATTGGATCATGGCAACGAGATCATTCATCGGTAAGCTCAATCTTGACGGGACTGTCACTGGGGTCTACTGTCACTATGACGGGTATCCTAAGGGCGTTGGTCGGATCCTCAAGGACCATTACACTGATCTTGAGAAGATCGATGAACTTCTTGCCTTGGGGTCCATCTCAAACCTTGGACCTGAGATTGGCGAGGCACATGACTTTGACTCTGCTCCGGAGACGGCCGTGGCCTGGACGACAGCATATCATCGAGATCGTGGAGAAGAGTTGGAACCGGCCGACGTCTATCCGGACGTTGTGGAACTCGTGAAGAACGCCCGAGAAGACTTCGGGGCAGAGTGGGTCTACGTCTTCCAGTACGATGGATGGCGAACTTACGAAGTTCCGTGACATGGTGCAAAGTCAACCACGAACGAGGTATACTAGAACCATGAAGAACATCTCTTCCAAAGCCTCCCAGCTCCTCGAGCTCCTCCGTTCGGGGAACTACACCAACCAACAGTTCTGGTTCATCCAGGACATCCTCAACCTCACCCCCTCTCGGGCCTGGGACGACACGATGATCCGCCTCCAGGCGGCTTGGTGTGACGAGGAGGCTCGCCGCATCGCCTCGGGCACCCACACCGGACCTGACTTCGAGGCCCACAACGGCCGCTTTTGGGCCTGAACTCGGTGCAAAGTTCACCCCCGAAGTGATAGGATCTATCTATGCCGATCAAGTACAGTTTCACCCCTCAGGAGCTCATCAACACCCGCAACCGAAAGGTCATGAACAAAGTGGCTGAGATCTTCGCGTCAAGCCCCCAACGAGACGCTGTCATCCTCGAGGATTGTGGTTCCTGGTTGATCCAGGAGGCCTGGCAGGACCGGAGTGGTATCTACATGACGATCCGGTTGGCACCCCTGGACATGCGCCGGGAGGCCGTCCAGGAGGAAGGCCGGGTCATCACTCGGAAGTTCCTTGATTTGTTCCCGGACCGGACGGCATCGGGGACCTTCTACGAGGGTCAGGACGGGTACCTGGAGGGAGAGAAGGTGACGGTCTTCGTCCAGACGTCCTCCCGCTCCATCGCGGATTGAACATGCGCCTAGACGATCCGGCTTTCCAGCACGTTCTGGTTGCGGTTTCATTGGTGTTCTGCACAATTGTGCTCATCTTCTGTTGAAGCAGTGCAAAGTCACTGACGAGTTTGATAGATTAAGACCATGGACATCATCATTGAAGCCATCTCCACCGCGGCTTTCATCATCGGCGTCTTCTTTGGTCCGGCCATCGCGGTAGAGGCTTACAAGGCAGTTCGTTCCTGAATTCAGTGCAAAGTCAACCCCCAACAAGGTATAGTAAGACCATGAACGAGATCAAGACTTGCAAGTGTGATTCCTGCGGTGCCACCCTCCCGGGAGTCGAGTTCTACCACAATGGCGCCCCAGTTCTCCAGCTCTGCAAGAACTGTTCCCCCAGCAACTTTGAGGCTCAGGCCCGCGATGACATCGACGCCTGGTTGAATGGTGGCGATCCTTCGGCTTTCGGGCGCTGAAAAAGTTCTCCACCGCGGCGCAAAATTCAACAGAAAAAGGGTATACTAAGATGATGGACAAACGTTGCATCATCCAACCGTCTCTTGGTCCGGTGGCTGCAGCTACTAAGCTCAAGGCCATTGTCAAGGAACTCGACGTTCTTTTCAACCTTCCAGGTCTTCCAGAATCTTATTACGATGACCTGTTCCATGCCATGGCCAATACTGCGTCTGCAATTAATTCGGTCCAAAAAGTAACACGTTGAGTGCAAAGTCGCTGACGAACGAGGTATATTAAGACCATGGCAATCACCAAGACCAGCTGCGACGCCAACGGCCTCTACACCATCACCGAGACCCTCTACCACGGGCGAGTCATCCGGCTTGAGACGACCACTGAGACCCGCAACTGGTCGGACACGCTGGACTACACGGATATGCGGTCCACCACCTGCACCTACGCCTTGGTCTACCTCGGTCACGAGGGCAAGAAGCCTCGCCACCACCACGTCGGCAGCCGTGCCTACGTCACCGATGCTCCCTGGGTTGAGGTCGAGGCCCTCGATATCGCCGACCGATTCGCCTGGGTCGACTGCACCAACCTCTTCGTGCATCGCAATGGCTTCAGCCTCTCTCCGGTGGTCGACACCTTCGGCGACATCATCCTCCGCTGCGGCACCGAGGTATACGATGAGCTGGCCGCCTGGGAGGCTCATCACAAGGCCGTCCTCGAGGCGAAGGTCGCCGAGGACAAGCGACAGGCTGCAATTCGTCAAGCTGCGCAAGAGGCCGAGAATGCCAAGCGCACCGAACGGAATGCCAAGAAGCAGGCCAAGGAGGATGCCCTTAAGGCCGAGGCGGAGAAGCTCCTGGCCCGCATCCCAGCCAAGGGCACTGAGGTCACTGTCGACGGGTTCACCGGTAAGGTGTTCTGGGTCGGAGTCTCCAAGTATTACGGCAAGTTCAACGCCCGAGCGGGGGTCAAAGACACGAAGGGTAACGTCCAATGGGTGGATGCAGCCCGGTTCTGAGGCTCAGGTTGGCCCAGGAAGGGTTCTTGGATATTCGGTAGGGGTAACCAAGGCCGGCCTTTCCTGGGCCAACCCAAGGGCTTCCTGGGTGCTGAAAAAAGTTTCTCGATTCGGTGCAAAGTCAACCACGAAAGAGGTATACTAGAACCATGGAAACGAAGCTCTCCTTCGACGAAGTCGAACTGAACTACATCCTCGAGGCCGTGCAGCACTTCCGTGAGCATGGTTCGATCGCCGGCACCGACATGGCCGTGTACTCTGCCGAGCTGGAGAACATTGAGGATCGGATCCTCGAGTTTCTCGGTGAGTGAACTTTTTTTAGCTCGTGGTGCAAAGTCGCTGACGAACCGAATATATTAGAATCATGGAAACAATGTACATCATCAACCCGGACACGAACGAAAAGGTTCTCGTCACCGTCGACGAAGGCCCTCTCCCCTACACGGTCGAGCTCACCTTCGGCTCCAGCTACTCGATCGTCATGAGCACTGAAGATGCTTCGAAGCTCGGGGTCGCACTGGCCCAAACCGGCGTCCAACCCTGAAGAAACCGCACCACACGGTGCAAAGTCGCTGAAGAACAAGGTATACTAGAACCATGGCAAACACTCGTAAGGTTCAGGTCGGAGACAACGTCACCCTCAACGGTCGCTCTTGGGCGGTCGCAGCCATCAGCCGCGGCGTCGACAAGATCGCTCGTCTCTGCGTCCCCGGAGACCCCAACAACGTCATCTTCGCCTACGTCCACGAGCTCTCGAACCCCGGTCCCTGGCGCTGAAAAGTTACCCGATTCAGTGCAAAGTCAACCACGAACGAGGTATACTAAGACCATGGAACACACCTTCTGGACCTGGAACTGGATCAGCGGCGGTTACAACTCGTGCCCCATCTCGGTGGCACCCACGCTCCGGGAAGCGAAGCGCCGGTCGGCGGAGCTCGGATGCGGTCGCATCTTCGCAGATCCCAAGACTTTCCGCAAGATCACGACGGCCGAGATGGCCGCCCTCGACCGAGCCTGGGCCGCGGCCTTCGACTGAGCGCGGTCTGTGCAAAGTCAACCCTCAACAGGATAGGATAAGACCATGAGCCGAACCCGCAAGGTAACCAACCAGCTCCTCGATATGATCGAAGACGGAATCCTCGACCCAGAGGCCGTCCTCATGGCATGCCTCCAGTACATGAGCGAGGCAGACGTGGCAGACATGGCCCACAGCAACG